AGACAGTCAAACAGAACACTACTGGTAGCAACCCAGTCAGGTACTGCAGACCTGCATATTATCATCATTAAAGAGAAATAAAAGAACCCCCAGTGATGGGGAATCACTGAGGGTTCTAGGGATTGAGGGAATCAATACTTTTTAGATACTGATTGCAATGTCAATACCAGTTAAAGACACTGTAGATTTAACCTGTACCACAGTATTTGATGTGTACACGACCTCTAAATCTACTGCATTACCTGACCCATCCATTGCAGATACATGTACCAGACGTTCACCTAGACTATGTGTCAAGTTCAAACCAGTATTTGCAGTCAATGTCTGATTTGCAAAACCTTTACGGAATGATGACAAGGCTACTAAAATGTCACCTGATGACTGATTAAAGGTCAACAAGTTACCTGCAGCAGGGTCTGCCTGAATAGAATTTCTGGCACGGGCTACTGTATGGTAAAGGTTTGACCCCTCTGCAATGTCATCAGTATCTGCATTCAATGCAATCTGACCAGTCAATGCATTATATGCAAGTCCGTTTGTATCAACACTGATAGCATTTCTGGCACGGCTATCTGTGAAATATAGGTTACCTGATTCTGCCACCATTGACGTGTCTGCATTCAAGGCAATGACACCTGATGAATAGGTAATACCTGTACCACCAGACAAATGTGCATCTACACGTCCAGTAGTAAAATATAGGGCGCTAGCATCCTCTGCCACCATTGACGTGTCTGCATTTAGGGCATATACACCATTTGAATAAGATAACCCAGTACCTGCACTGAACTCAGAAAATACATCTGATAGTTCAACACTGAGAACACCAGTACTGTTATTGTATTGCAACAGCTGTACATCTGGTCCTGCAACACTGGCAATACTGATACTGGCACGACTGCGTGCATCTGTATGGAAAAGGTTGTTAGACCCCTCTGATATTTGGTCCGATGTGGCAGATAAACTGAACTGACCACCTGAGTATGCAAGTCCTGCACCTGCACTAAAGAATGCCTGAATCTCTGACTGGTCTGCAGTGAATACACCTGTGGCAGCATTATAGTCAATACCTGCAGATGCAGAAAACTTTGCACGTATTTGTGCATCAGATAGACCACTGTTTACTAGATTCCAGTCTGCAGCTGTACCTGCACTACCACCATTATGGATGTATGACTCAATAGGTGATGGTGTAGTCAAAAAGACAATATCACCTTCTTGAAAGTTTGAACCTGTATAGACATTAGAAATGAAATCTGCAAGGTCTGTTGCAGTTGTATTGACTGTGACACTGGTGATGGTCAATGGGTCAATCTTAAGTTTATTGACACCACCATCTGCAACTACACTTGCATAGTTTGCACTGTCAGGGTGAATACCGTTTAATACATTACCGTGTAAATACCCACGTGTTACTACGTGGTCATCTGCAGATACTGTACCGTTCTGTGTGATAATCCCCTCGAATGTTACTGCAGGGGCTAAAAATCTTTGTGCCATTGGCAAACCTCATCTATATGTGTTTTGTGAATCAGTGACTGGTTTCAGTCATCTGTAATATATCACCCCTGTCTCTGTCGTCTCAAAAATGACAGTAAACGTCAGAGTATTATTATAGGTCACATCACCATACACACGCTGCCCATTTACCACCACCCAGACTACAGGTATGTAACCCAGACCATGTGTGACCACTACTGTATTCAGGTTTGTAAAATCAAACCTAGATGGTACACCTGCACCATCTGAAAATAGAAAGTTTGCCATGTGTCACCCTTAAAACTTGAATGGGGAATCTGTTTTACCAGACTGACTGTAGAATGCCTGTCTGATTGCATCCCTATTCTGTGCATAGAATGCAGGGTCTGTTGCACGTTTTAAAAGGTCGTTTGGTACTGGTGCACCTGTCCCTGCTGCTACACCTCTATTTGATGTGGGTGCAGGTGTATTCTGTTGCTGATGTTGCTGATACTGCTGCAGTGTTTGTTGCTGCAGTGTTTGTTGTGCAGGTGGTATCTGTGGTGCAGCTGTCTCTGCATCACCTACCTGTGGTGCATTTATAAATGGTCGTAAAACTGCAGGTGCAGATTCTGGACTGTCATGTATTGCCTGCATCCAGTCTGATAATGGTTGTCTGTCCTTTTTGGTTCTGCCTTGCATCTCACGTTCATATGCCCATTCTACTGCATCACGTACACCACCATCTGTAATACCATACTGACTGATTACTGTATGTCTATCATATCTACTGTTTGCAGTGGTCAGTTCACCACGTAAAGATTCTACCTGTGATGTCAGATTATCTACCAGACCTATTTTTGCAGATGCCTCATCTAGTCTAGATTGATACTCTGATAGTTTAGATTCTGTGGTAGTCAGTTTCTCTGAATACTTTGCAATCCTCTGTCTGACTATTTCGTCTACATGGTCTTTTGCTATGTATTCTACACCTTCATGTGTGATTGTTTTACTCATTTGTACACCCTTTGTATGTGTGGTTAAAATGTTAGGTTATCCTGTTGGATTTTTAATAGTTCACGTTTTGCATCTGTATCATCAAAATCAGGATGCAGTGTCTTAATGGCATCCAGTTTTGAAATCAGACCTGCCTGTAATAGGGCTAACATGTTTTCACGTTGCTCTTTAGATTCCTGTGGGCTTAAAGGTATTGCATGGTACTCAACCCTGTAACCTGATTCAGGGTATGATGTGTTCATGTATCTGTTAGATATTTTTGCACTTATCTCTAGTGTCTCAATGTCTGCACGTCTGAATGCAGGTGCATATTTTCTCTGTGATTCTCTGAGTGAGCTGCGACTGATAGCAATGGCATACCCACTACGTGGGTCACCAGACATTTTCTGCACGTCTGCAGGATTGATACCCATGTATGTACTTATTCGACGTTCATAGACTGTAATAGATTCTAACATCTGCCCTACATCACCACCTGCCTGATACTGTCCTATCTGGGGCTGTTGACCTGCCTGTAAATCTGGGTCTGGGGTAAACACTAAAATAGATGCAGGGTCAGATGCAATCGCCTGTCTACGTGATTCTAGATTATTATCAAACGTGTCTAGACCTGCAAGTGTTGCACCCATCAGATAGCGTTGTGGGTGGCTGCAATCACGTGCAAGGTGTAAAAAATATGTGTACAAAACTGCTGCATTTAATGCCCCCATCACGACTTCTCTATTGGCAAATGCATCAAATAAAGTACCATGTATCTCTGAATGATACAGACTGTATGGTAAAAAAGGTTCACCTGTATTATCTCTGTATGGGTATGCTGCACCAGATAGTGACTGCCCTAGATACTTTTCTGTGACATCATCTGCACGTTCACCATTCTGATTCAGTGTGTATATTTCATACACTGGGTTCTGTGGGTCTTTTATACTCAGATGGTCTACTGTCCATTCATGTTTTTTAGAATCATGACAGTAACGTAAACGTGTTTCTTTTATGGTGTGTGGTCGTGATGGGTCACCTGCAGATGCATCTGCATCTATCATATCTACTGTCACGATTCTGTACAGTAGACCCTGACCATCATCTGTCATGTCTACACGTATAAAACATTCATTCATACCTAGTGTGTAGTATTGAACCTTTTGCATCATAGACCATAGACCTGCACTGTTTACCAGACCCTCACGACCTACTAGACCCTCTGCAGTTTGTGCACCTGTCTCTGTCACACTGATAGTAGGTGGTTCTACATACAGACCACACAGTGCATCTACAGATGCCTTGAATATGTTTGATGACATATCAGGTACACCCCATGCAGCCTGTCTAGATTCTGGTATGTGGTTAGAAATCTCATCTATCAAATCTTGCAACCACTGACCACAGAGCATCCGACGTCTTAACCCTGAATGTTCTAGACGTCTCTGTGTTATCTGATTTGGGTTTAATGGCATCGGTGGTATTTGATTATTTGTATACATGTTTACCTACGTATTTTTGATTGTTTTGGTGCTCTGTATTGTTGGTCTATGATTCCCATTGTAGCATATCTGAG